GGATAACCAAATATTTATACAAACATCTTCCAATTTTCTTCAGCTTTTTTTGCTGATATTTCGTATGGGTGGCTACCGTATTTATAACCCATGTTCTTATACCTAGTCATCCATGATCCAGATTGTAAATAATGAACATATTCATGGATAATACTTCTTATTACATCTTCGATACTATTATTATAATCTGAATATATAAATAATTTGTTTTCTTTACGGTCAAATTCGGCATCCGCTGGTTCGCCTTCAGCTTCTGGTTCGCCTGTTAATCTAACTAAAATATTTTTATGTACTTCAATTGGTGGGTATTCTTTTTTACCTAAACCATAATGGGCTCTAATATTAGGGTATACTTTATTTGCTATTTTTAAAATTTGGTTTTTATCCATAACTTATTCTATTAAATAATCAATCCATTTTGTTCCTTTAGTATCTTCATTTGGAAAAGCAAAGATATATTGGTTACCTCCAAATGTTATAATTTTTCTAAACCCAGAAGGTATAGTAGCCCCACCAGGTACCTTTTCTTGTGAAAAATATACTTCAACTTTAACTTTTACTTCATAAAAATTAGCTAAATCCCTTTCAAATCCCTCTAATTCTTTCCAAACTCCCCTATTTAATCCCTGGTGTTGTAAAGCCGAATTTAGATATGTAAAAGTTTTATATAATGTTTCTTTATCACAATTAAATGAAGCTGCGGGGGCTAAATGGCCTTTATCCCAAATATTATTTTTATAATCATCATTATCTGAAGTATGAATTTCTTTATCTGTATAAAAATCCATTCCTTGTCTAGAAGCATTTCCTTTAGGACATTGTACTGTATATTCTACCCAAATAGGTTGTTCTTTTTCCTGGTCATATTGAACAGTAAAAATGTCAGTTGTTATTAACTGACTATAGGTTAGAAAAGGTATTATAAAAAATAAACTAATAAATTTTAGTCGTATCATCTTCATCATCCAGTTGTGATTTAAGTTTTTCAATTTCTTTTTTGATTTTATTACTTCTCCAAGATGATAAAGGGTTGTTTAATCTATCTTTAAGCCTTTTAATTTTATCAATTGCAGTTTCTATTTCTTTTTGATCTACAATACCATCTTGATTTAAGTCTAATTCTGAATAGTGGTCTCCATCATTTCCATTTTGACCAATAACTTCCATTCTTTTTTCTGCTGCTTCCCATTCTTTAATTTTTTCAATTTTATCTAAATTCTTTTCAAATTCTTCTAAAGTTTCTATTTCTTCAGCATCTTTAACTTCAATATCTTCTACTCTTTCTCCATATAAATTATCTTTATATTTTCTTTTTGGGTAAGCTTGATCAAAAGCAAAGTTAGCTGCTATTACAAGGGATATTGCTAAGGGATCAAATACAAAAATTATAATAAGTAGTAACCAGTTTATAATTTTATCCATAGATACACCCGTTAAACCCGATAGATACTGCAGTGGTCCTAATTCTCCAGCGATCTCGTTGTTATTATCTAATTCTAGCACTTGTAGTTGAAATTTTTGTAGACTATCGGATGCTATTGTTCTTTTTTCTTGCGCCAACTTACGATTTTCCTCCTCAATATTAATACGATTTTGCGCCATTCTAAGCTCAGTTGTGGAGATTGTTTGTCTAAAGCCCCCAGATACCGTGGTATCTCGTACTTGGATGGACGAAGCTTTTGCATTAGATAAAGTACTAATATTACTAGATATTCTTTCAATTTCCGTATCATATCTTGTTACATCATTTTGGTAAAAATCTATTTTTTGTTGTATAAATCCTTTTTGGTTTTCTACCGCTGTTAATTTAGAGTATGTTTCTTGGTAAGCAGCACTTAAAAATCCATAAATACCCATACTAGTAATTAATACTAATATAACAGTAGAAATAGATAAATAAGTTCGTAATGTTTTATTGATTGTGTCCCAATATTGATACAAAAGTGAAGCTGTAACTAATTTAGCAAATTCTAATGAACCCGCCATTATAATAACCTCCAAACTAGCCCCAGCAAAAAGTTTGCTTAAGCCACTAACTGAATAGAAAGCGGCCGAAGCTGAAACTGACAGGGCAGAAAATCCAATTAGGAATGGGAACATTCCTTGTTTAATTTTTTTAAGCATGGTTATAAATATAATAAAAAAGTAGGGAGGGGGCAAACTATTTTCTAATGCCCTTATGTTTATCAATATTATCCAGTATCTGATTAACTATGTTGGCTTTAATAAATCCGGCCATTGATGCATTTTTTACTGTACTTATTAATTGAAATATTACTAGAGGCATAAGCATAGTTTCACTTAACCATCCAGCTCCGGGTATACTTTTTTCGATAACTAATATTAGGGTTAACATAATAACCCAAAAAATTAATGTTCTTAAAATTTTAATTGCTTTATAAGTTTTAAAACCTTCTCTTTTTATTCCAGCTATTATACCAAAAAATCCATCAGCAAATACTAAAGTAGTGATAGCTAGATATTGTTCTGCATTTTGCATTGTGAGTTCCATAAAATAGGAACATATAAATCCTAAGGACATACTTGTAAAGGCTAATATGGTTTGTGTTGTTTTCAATTGTTAACTTATATCGTTACTTTCTAATAATGTATATGTAAATGAGTTACCCCATATTTCTCTAGCTGTTTGACATATATCTAAAAATTGATGCCAATCATCATTATCAGCTATTACTTGACAACCTGCAGACCATTTATCTACTCTTATTGATTTTCCCCCGGATCTACCAGTTGCTCTATGGATATTAATTCCAAAGATACCTTCATCAATATTTTCTTCTAGTAAATCATATTTACCATCTCTATTATTGTCTCTATATACTTTAACTGGTTTTTGTTGACCTAAAGCTAAGTACTTACCTTGGTGCAATCTTAATTTATGTGAACCTCTATATTGACCTGGCTTTAATATTGCTACTCCTTTTTTGTTTAGTAAATTTTGTTCCCAATGTGAACCTGGGTCTGTTGTTGCTTGATAACAATAGAATTTCCATTCACCTTCTTCTTTATATGATATAGTAACACAATCGTCAAAAGCATTTGTTACTCTTCCTTTTGTATCTGAGTTTCTAACTCCAACTATATTTACATCAAAGTCACCACCTGTAAAGTATTTATATCCTTTACTTTCCATTGTAGCCTGAATTTGTTCTCTTGTATAACAACTCATAATTAATTATGTTTATTTAATAAATTTTTTTCGTTTTTTCTTTTTGAAAATATCATCTATAGAAATAACTATACCTACGGATAAAGCCCCATACATTCCTGCTGCTAAATCATCACCATCAGTTTTTCGGTCTATAAAAATTTCTTTAAAAGCAGATACTGCTAAGGTAGTGGCCATTGAATATAAAACAGCTTTATCTTTATCTTGGGTTTCTTCAAAGAATAAATCATGGGCAATACTAGTAATAGCAACTCCTCCAATATAATGAAGCATTTTATCTTCTTCAACAGTCCAATTACCAATTTGTAATTGAGAAAAAGATAAAGTTGGGATTAAAAGTAGTAAAAATAGTAATTTTTTCATAGTTATTTCTTACCCCCAAATATTTTTCCTGCTTCCGCTATACCAAAAGCTCCTAAAACTACTAATACAAATGAATCATATATAAATTCATTTATAACTAAGTCTTTACCTAAATATCCCGTTAATAAATCTGCTACTGCAAATATTACCATTACGGCAAATGCTAAGAATCCTACTACTGATTTTTCGTTGATGTTATTATCATCATCAAATAAGTTTTTAAATGCCATCCATTTACGTTTTAAATAATTTAACATATATAACGTATTAATTAGTAACCGATTTATTTTATGATAAATATGAACTAGAAAGCGCTCATTATAAGTTCATCAATATAATCTTGAACTTCTTCTTTAGTTGCTGACATTTTAAAGCTAATATCAGCTTGGTATCTTTCTGCTTCTTCTCCGTCTTGGAATATTATAATGGTAGGTACAACTACTACTTTAAATTTACCTGCATCTGCGGGTTTAGCTCCTATATCAAATTTTTCAATTTCACAATCTGAAAGTTTATCAACCCAAACGATGTCATTTGCTGCATTCCAGCCTGCATTAAAATATTTTACTTCTATTTGGCTATATAATGAAAATGATAATAAAAATGTTCCAAATGTTAATAACTTTTTCATAATAAATTTATCTTAGTTTATCAATTTTCTCTTCCATCCGAATCATTCTATCTTTTAATTCTTTAACATCATCTTGGGTAGTCATAATTGTTTGACGGATTAATTGATCTTTCATATCATATTCCATTCTAGTTACATCTGGTGGGGGTGCAATAGGAAGTTCTTTAGCTTCTTCTATATCCGCTTGAAGTGCAAACCACATACCTACTACTGTAGCTATACCGAATGCAATACCTATTAATGTTTGTATGCTTATTTGAAAACTAGTATTTTCATTTAACTCTTTTGCCATTTTTTAAAAAATTATATAATTAACTCCCATTGAAAAATTATGCCAATTTCTATTCCAATATTGATTATATGTTCCTTCTGCAAATAACCCTAATGATTTAGTTAATTTATAACCAAATATTAGACCTCCAGAATAATCTGTCCATTGGCCTCCATTATAATTATGAAAAGAAAATTCATCACCACCTTTTATATGTATAGGCATTACATTACCCCAAGCATGTAACCAAAAGTTTTTAGTGTATTTATAATAATCAAAACCAAATATAGCTGAATATTCTAGTCTTAATGGGGCTTCATTTTCTTTTCTTTCAACATAGTTAACTAATACCTGGGGTATTATTACTTCTTCCCATACTGCCGTACTATTAGCAACTACGTCACCTTGAGGGTTAAGATATTCTATATCCCCTCCTCCGTTAAAATTTACATTATATCCTTCTTGTAAAGCTAAATAAGTATAATGTAGGTTACCATTACTTAACATCCATTCCTGTAAAGGATCATACCCATAAGGTTTAGAAAGTCTTTGAGCAACTCCTACATTAATAGAAAATTCTTTAGTTATATTATGCTTATACCTTTGAGAAGCTTGGAAATATTCTATATCAATAAACCCACCGACAAGATATTCTACTTTAGCTACCCAATTATCAGCTACATATCTTAAAAAGTGATGTTGGTCTAGATATTCTACACCTTGAATTCTTCTATAATCAGCTTCAAATAAAAATTCAAATCCTTTTATTTTACCCAAAGTTGCATTATCTGAATACGATTCCTCTGTTCCATTATAAAATACATTAGCTCTATTTTCATATTGAAATCTAGCTATTTTTCTTATTCCTAAAGACAAGGAATAATCAAATGGGGTTTCAATTACATCTTGAATTAAAGTACCAGTATTAATTGAAAATTGATTTTTATCTGCGAGGGATGTTCCTCCATTCACAGCAGCGAATATAGTTGAAAACTTAAATGTTTTCTTTAATTCTTTTTTAAATTTAGATTCAGATTCTTGACTAAAACCTAAAAATGGGAGTACTAAAAGTAGTATTAATATTTTTTTCATTTTATTCTATAATTATTCTTTTGTTAAATATCTGACCCCCATAATTAATAGATAAGAAGTATACTCCTGATTCTACATTAGATAAATCTACTTGTTTTTTATCTGAGGATTTAATTATCATTTTTCCTAATAAATCACGTACTGAGTAGGTGATATCAAGATTTGTTGCTATATTAAGTATACCGTCTGTAGGGTTTGGATAAACAATTATACTTACATTATCTAGTCCTCTAGAGAACATACCATCTATATCCATTCCTTCTGGCCATCCGTTTTCACAATAATTGTAAGTTTCCTGACAAATTGGATCCCATTCATTTTCACAGCAATAATTATCTACGTCAATTACCCAAGCATAACATTGGTTATTTAACCAATATGGTTCACCTGGTCCTGTTATACAACCTGCATCATATAAACAAGCATCAGGATCTGCTACGTTAGCTTCTGGGTTATAGTTATAAGATTCAGGATCCATACATCCCACTACTGCTGTAATACAACTACCATTATCTACATTAGCTTCTGGGTTGTAATTTATTGAATCTGGGTCCATACATCCATAAATTTTTTCTATACAGGTATAATCTTCTGTATTTGCATCTGGATTGTAATTTAATGCATCTGGATCTGTACAACCTGTTATGATTGGGATACAGCTACCATCATCAACAGTTGCTAGTGCATTGTAGTTAAATGAGTTAGGATCCATACAGCCGTATAAAAGAGGGATACAGCTACCATCATCGGTATTAGCATCTGGATTGTAATTTAATGCTGTATTATCTGTACAACCTAATATTACGGGGACACAAGATCCATCATCAACTGTTGCTAAAGCATTGTAATTAAATGAATCAGGGTTCATACATCCATATAAAATTGGGATACAACTACCGTCATCAGTATTAGCATCTGGATTGTAATTTAATGAAGTATTATCTGTACATCCTTCTACTACAGGAATACAAGAACCATCATCTACGGTTGCAAGTGAATTGTAGTTAAATGAAGTTTCATCCATACATCCGTAAAGAATTGGGATACAAGAACCATCGTCTGTATTAGCTTCTGGGTTGTAGTTTAAAGAGGTATTATCTGTACACCCGTAAATAACCGGTATACATGAACCATCATCAGTGTTAGCTAAATCATTATAGTTAAATGAGTCTGGGTCTGTACACCCTGCTAATATAGGGATACAGGAACCGTCATTTGTATTAGCTTCTGGGTTGTAGTTGAATGATGTATTATCTGTACATCCTAGAATCACGGGAACACAAGTTCCATTATCTGTGTTAGCATCTGGGTTGTAGTTGAATGAATCAGGATTAGTACAACCGAATACTACTGGTTCACAAGTTCCATTGTCTGTATTAGCATCTGGATTATAGTTGAATGAATCTGGGTCCATACACCCAAATACTACAGGTACGCAGCTTCCATCATCTACATTTGCATTAGGGTCGTAATTAAATGAATCTGGATCCATACATCCTTCTACTATCGGAATACAACTTCCATCATCTGTATTAGCATCTGGGTTAT